TGGATAGAGGAGGTGGAGATGGAACAACTACTCCTCCTGCTGTAGATCCTTATTCTGGTTTAGGATATTCTTCTGCTAACTTTGGATTAAGTGCAAATCCATTAGATGGTAGTAATGTAATGGATTATGAAGCAGATGCTTATGAACAAGGAAGAACTTTTACAGGTCAGTTAAATAAAATTGGTCTTGGAATTTTTAGTGCTTTAAAAAATATTCCAACACCTTTTAACATTGTAAGAATGGGAATACAAAAAGCACAAGAGATAGCTAGACAAAAAGAAATAGAAAAAGAAGCACAACAAGCAGCTATTGCAAGAGACATTGCAAGAGAAAATGAAAAAGCAGGAACTGGTGGTTATCAAGCTGGATACAGTAGTGACTTTATGGGTGGACCATCTGGTGCAGGCTATGGAATGGGTGCTGGCGATAAAGGCGGATCTGACAGTATGGGATCTTTTGCAAATGGTGGTCTTGCAATTTTTTTTGGTAAAAAATAATGGAATTAAAATATAACCCAGAACTAGGAATGATTGTAAAAGAAAATGATGAACCAGCTACTCAAGCTGATATTTTAGCATGGTCTGCTGCTAACCCAGAACCAGTTGAACAAGAACGAAAAAAACAAGATCCACGTATGTTAAATGAACTAATGCAAAGTTTGACAGGCAGTAAAACGTCTGATACTGTAGACGTAGGTGTTGAAACAATCAAAGATAAAGGATAGAATAGTCGAATGGCTGATATAGATAAATCTTTACCCAATTCAAAAACAACTGTTGAACTTCCAGGTGAAGTTGAAATAGAAGAAGCGATTAAAGAAAAAACAGAACAAGTACAAACTGAAGGCGGTCCAGTAGAAATTGAAATGGACGACGAAGGTGGTGCTGAAGTTTCTTTTGACCCTTCTGCTGCAACTCCTGAAGGCGGTGAAGATCATTTTTCAAACCTTGCAGAATTTTTAGATGATAGTGTTTTAGATCCGTTAGGAAATAAACTTTATGATCAATATACAGAATACAAAGAATCAAGAGCAGACTGGGAAGATAGTTATAGAGATGGTTTAAGTCTTTTAGGATTTAAGTATGAAAGAAAAACAGAACCATTTAGAAATGCATCTGGTGTAAATCACCCAGTTCTTGCAGAAGCAGTTACACAATTTCAAGCGCAAGCTTACAAAGAATTATTACCAGCAGATGGCCCAGTTAGAGCTCAAATTTTAGGTGACCCTACTGCTGCAAAACAAGATCAAGCAAATAGAGTTAAAGACTTTATGAATTATCAAATTATGGATCAGATGAAAGAATATGAACCAGAGTTTGATCAAATGCTTTTCTATTTACCCCTCTCCGGATCTACCTTTAAGAAAATCTATTATGATGAACTTTTAGGTAGAGCGGTATCTAAATTCGTCCCTGCGGATGATTTAATTGTACCTTACTCTGCAAACTCATTAGATGATGCAGAAGCAATTGTGCATGTTATAAAAATTTCTGAAAACGAATTAAGAAAACAACAGGTCGCTGGTTTTTATAGAGATATAGAATTAGGTGAACCAACAGGTAGAGAAGATCAAATAGAAGATAAAAAATTAGAATTAGAAGGTATTCAAAAAGATGGAGAAGATCAACATACTCTTTTTGAAATTCATACTGATTTAGATATTGAAGGATATGAAGATGTAGGAGAAGATGGTGAGCCGACAGGAATTAAACTTCCTTATGTAGTTACAGTTGCAGAGTCTAACTCTAAAATTTTATCTATCAGAAGAAATTATAATCCCGACGATCCGTTAAAAAAGAAAAAGAATTATTTTGTTCAGTTTAAATTTTTACCTGGTACAGGATTCTATGGCTTTGGTTTAATTCACATGATTGGTGGTTTAACAAGAACTGCTACAACTGCATTAAGACAATTACTAGATGCAGGAACTTTATCAAATTTACCTTCTGGATTTAAATCACGTGGTATTAGAATTAGAGATGATGCACAACCTTTACAACCTGGTGAGTTTAGAGATGTCGACGCTCCGGGAGGCAATATCAAAGATCAGTTTATGACGTTACCATTTAAAGGACCTGATCAAACTTTATTATCTTTAATGGGAATTGTAGTTTCAGGCGCACAACGATTCGCGGCCATCGCTGATGCACAAGTAGGCGATATGAATCAACAGGCAGCCGTGGGTACTACTGTGGCGTTATTGGAGCGTGGATCGCGGGTGATGTCAGCTATTCACAAAAGATTATATGTAGGTTTAAAACAAGAGTTTAAATTATTAGCAGAAGTATTTAAAACATATTTACCACCAGTATATCCATACGATGTACCAGGAGCATCTAGAGAAATTAAAGTACAAGACTTTGATGACAAGGTAGATATTTTACCAGTTGCAGATCCTAATATATTTTCTCAAACACAAAGAATATCTTTAGCGCAATCACAACTACAACTTGCACAATCAAATCCACAAATTCATAATTTGTATCAAGCTTATAGATCAATGTATGAAGCGTTAGGTGTTAAAAATATAAATTCTATTCTACCTCCACCAGCACAACCAATGCCAATGGATCCAGCATTAGAACATATTTTAGCAATGAGTATGAAACCTTTCCAAGCGTTTCCAGCTCAAGACCATAAAGCACATATTGATGCTCACTTAAACTATATGAGAATTAATATGGTACAAAATAATCCTGCAATTATGGCTGCATTACAAAAAAATATTTTAGAACACATAAGTTTGATGGCTCAAGAACAAGTTCAAATAGAATTTGTAGATGAATTACAAGAAATACAAATGATGCAACAACAAATGCAAGCTATGGGAGCTCAAAATCCTGCTATGATGGCTGGAATGGCACAAAATCCACAAGCAATGCAGATGCAACAAAGACTACAACAGATTACAAACACAATTGAATCTAGAAAAGCAAAACTAATTGCTGAAATGCAAGAAGATTATGCTAAAGAAGAAGAAAAAATTAGTGGTGAGTTTGGTGGAGACCCATTATTGAAACTAAAAGCTAGAGAAATTGACCTTCGAGCACAAGAAAATCAAAGAAAAGAACAAGAAGGACAAGAAAAAATCAATATCGACAAGATGAAAGCAATGATGAATGATACACATCACGATGAAAAGCTAGAACAGAACGAAGAATTAGCTCATTTACGTGCTGGAGTGTCTCTTGCTAAACAACAAATGTCTGATATGAGTAAAATAAATGATTTTGGTAGAAATTTTCCAAAAAAATAACTATAATCTAATTTAATAAGGAGAACATTATGAAAAAAACTGGAACTTATATAAAAGCGCCAAAAATTGAAAAACAAATGGGTACAAATAAGGACGGCTACAAACAAGGTGGCGTAGTTATTGAAGCAACTGACCCAAGTACATCTCAAACAGTTGATGTCAGAGGAACAAAAAGAATGTTAGCTGACAAAAAACCTGTTAAAGCAACCTGGAAGTAAGTTATGTGGTTCAGCGCTATTAAATTAGCCGCTCAAGCTGGCTCTCACATATTTAAAAACCGCCAAAGAACTAAAATGCTTATGGCTGATGCACAAATGCGTCATGCAGAAAAGATGGCAAACGGCGAAGCCGAATACCAGGGCAAATTATTAGAATCAAGAAATTCGGACTGGAAAGACGAATTCATTTTATTATTATTGTCGGCTCCAATTGTTATGTTAAGTTGGGCAGTCTTTTCAGAAGACCCAAGTGCGATGGAAAAAATGAAATTGTTCTTCGATTATTTTTCACAATTACCTTTTTGGTATCAGACAATTTTTGTGGGCGTCATAGCGAGCGTTTACGGACTTAAAGCAACAGATTTAATTAAACGTAAATAGGAGACAACATGAAAAAACCAATTCCAAAAGGAAAAAAAGGAAAAGGCATTAGAGCTTTAAAAAAGAAAGCTCCACAAGTAGCTAAAAGAATGGGATATAAAAAAGGAAAAAGAGTTTGCTGATATGCCATTGACTGAAAAGGGTAAAAAAATAATGAAGTCCATGAAAAAACAATATGGTAAAAAACGTGGAAAGAAAATTTTTTATGCATCTAAAAATAAAGGAACAATTAAAAAAGTAGAGAAGAAAAAGTAATGGCTAAACTTTGTGCAAAAGGAAAAGCAGCAGCTAAAAGAAAATTCAAAGTATATCCATCAGCATATGCTAATATGTATGGATCGGCAGTTTGTTCTGGTAAAATTAAACCAGGTGGCAAAAAGAAAAAAACTAAAAAAAGAAAATAATGGCTCAAGGAGGTTTACGTAAATGGGTATCGGAAAAATGGGTGGACATTGGGGCACCGAAGAAGAACGGCAAGTATCAACCGTGCGGGAGATCGAAGGGAAGCAAAAGAAAATATCCAAAATGCGTACCACTTGCAAAAGCCACTCGGATGACAAAGTCGCAAAAGGCGAGTGCTGTCAGACGAAAAAGAGCTGCAGGTAATACTGGACCTAAACCTAAAAACGTTAAAACATTTGCGAGGAAAAAATAATGGCAAAGACACCAGCATGGCAAAGAAAAGAAGGTAAGTCCGCTTCAGGTGGATTAAATAAAAAAGGAGTTGCATCTTACAGAAGAGCAAATCCTGGTTCTAAATTAAAAACTG